AGCCAGTGGAGACTGTCCGCGGCGAGTTCGTGTCCCGTGACACGCCTAGCGCGTGTCTACAAGGCGGCAGAGAGGCACGGGATCACTGGCCGACGAAGCGGCGCTTCCGATCGGTGGTCACGGTCATCGAGGCGTTGGATGATGCCGGTGATCCGCTTAGCGATGACGATGTCGCGGTAACTGAAGCTGCAGATGTGTGAAGCGAAACCGACGACCGGGGGGAGGGTCAAACTGCACACTTTTGCACGCGGGAAACCGGCCGAGCCCATGGCGCAAAATTTTTTGGCGAGTAAATTGCCCGAAACTGCACACTACCTTCGCTGTGTAGGAATTACCTAAAAGTTAGGGGATCTGACGATGCGGACGAGTCGCGGGTCGGGCGGGAAAAACCGCCACTCGAGCGCGCTCAAGATGCTGCGGGGGAGCACGACGGGTCTGAATCTCGAGGAACCCGTCTCACCAGACGGTCCCGTGACGAAGCCGGGATGGTTGTCGAAGGGTGCCGGTGAGGTGTGGGACCGCCTCGCTCCGATTGCCATCACGATGGGCACGGTCACGGCGGCCGATGTGATGGCATTCGGGACGATGTGCGAACTCCAGACCGCGCTCGAGCACGCGGTGCGGAAGGGCGAGGACGTGATCGTGCTCCGGATCGGGAATGCGCTGCGGCCGTACTACGGGATGTTCGGGCTCGAGCCGACGAGCCGGTCGCGGATTCACGTCAAACGGGACGAGCCGGTGAGCAAATGGGATCGCGCGCTCGCGTAGAGTCGGCCTCGGCTCGAGCCGTCCGGTTGATCAACAACCTGACGCATACCGGGGATTTCTCCGGGCAGCCGTTCACGCTGCGGCCCTGGCAGGCACGGATCATCCGGCAACTGTTCAAGACCAAGGCCGACGGATTGCGGCAGTACCGGACGGCGCTGCTGATGTTCCCGCGCAAGAACGGCAAGACCGAGCTCGCCGCGGCGATCGCGATTTACTGCCTGCTGTTCGATGGGCAGCAGGGCGGCGAGATTTACCTCGCGGCGGCCGACCGCGAGCAGGCCGGCAAGGTGTATCACGCGATGGTGGCGATGCTGCGGGCCGACGCAGAGCTCGCGGCACACGTCGAGATCATCGAATCGCAGAAGCGGATCGTGCACCGCAAGTCGGATTCGTTCTGCAAGGCGATTAGCGCCGAGGCCTATTCGAAACACGGGTTCAATGCGTCGGCGGTGATTTACGACGAACTGCACGTCGCGCCGGACCGGGAGTTGTGGGACGTGCTGGCGACCTCGCAGGGCGCGCGGCTGCAGCCGCTGTTGATTGCGATTTCGACGGCGGGGTATGACCGGCAGTCGATTCTGTGGGAGCTCTACGCGCATGCCAAGCGCGTGCGCGAGCATCCGGGTCTTGATCCGACGTTTCTCCCGATCATCTACGAGGCGCCGATCGACGCCGAGTGGACCGACGAGAAGGTCTGGAAACAGGCGAACCCGGCGCTGGGGGATTTCCGGTCGCTCGAGGACATGCGGATTCTCGCGGCGCGGGCGAAAGAGATCCCGGCACAGGAGAACACGTTTCGGCGGCTGTACTTGAACCAGTGGACCGAGCAGGCGGCGCGGTGGATCCCGATGACGGCGTGGGATGCCTGTCAGCAGCCGATCGACGTCGCGGCGCTGCGCGGGCGGCGGTGCTATGTCGGGATGGACCTGAGCTCGACGCAGGATCTCACGGCGCTGGTCGCGGTGTTCCCGTCCGACGAGGGCTTTGACGTGCTGCCGCAGTTCTTTGTGCCGGCCGACAAGATCCGCGAGCGGGCGACGCGCGATCATGTCCCGTATGACGAATGGGCGCGGCGCGGGGTGCTCACGGCGACGCCGGGGAACGTGGTGGATTACGAGGCGGTGCGCGCGGTGCTGCACGACTGGGCCGAGCGCTATGAGCTCCGGTCGATTGCGTTTGACCCGTGGAATGCCACGGATCTCACGAATCGGCTGTTCAACCAGGACGGGTTGCCGTGCGTGAAAATGCGGCAGGGCTTCGCGTCGCTCAGTGCCCCGACGAAGGCGCTCGAGAAGGCGATTCTGTCGCGCGCGCTACGGCACGACGGCCATCCGGTGCTGCGGTGGAACATCAGTAACGTCGCGGTGGAACAGGACGCCGCGGGGAATTTGAAACTGTCGAAGAAAGTCTCGACCGAACGGATCGACGGGGCCGCGGCGCTGGTAATGGCGGTCGACCGGATGGAGGCCGAAAGCGCGACGCACGAACCGGCCTATCAGATGTTGGTGCTGCGGTGAGCTAGTGGCCAGCAAACGCGGACGCCCGCGGGTCGAGCAGCCAGGGTCGGCGGTGATGACCTGGGTGCGTGCGGGCGAACACGATCAGTTGATCCGGCTGGCCAAACAGCAGGAGACCTCGGTCTCGTCGCTGGTCCGGCAACTGTTGCAGCGCACCCTCCCCGCGAATTGTTCTAATAAATAAATCGGCTCCCGGGCAGATGGCCGATACTCGCGGCCACATGGCGCACCGGGCGTACGCCGTTCTCGAGATCAAGTCCGCCGACGACGACCGCCGGATCATCGAAGGCGTCGCCACCACGGCGACCGCTGACCGGAGTGGCGACATCGTCGAACCGGCCGGCGCCCAGTTCACGCTGCCGCTGCCGCTGTTGTGGCAGCACGACACCACGCAACCGATCGGGGAAGTGACGCACGCGGAGGTGACGCCGGCCGGGATCTGGATCCGCGCGCAGCTCGCGCACGTCGACATGCCGGGCCGGTTGAAAGACCGGCTCGATGAGGCGTGGTCGAGTATCAAGGCGCGATTGGTGCGCGGGCTCTCGATCGGGTTCAAGCCGGTGGAGATGAAACCGATCCCGAAGGGCAGCGGGTTTCACATCCGCAAATGGCTCTGGGCGGAACTGTCGGCCGTGACGATTCCGCAGAACATCGAAGCGAGCATTTATGCCATCAAGGCCGCGTCGGGCCGTGACCTGTCCGGCGTTCCGGACGCCCTCCCAGTCGTTCGCGCGCACAAGGACGCGCCCCCGATGGGACAGACCATTCCTGAACAGATTACCGCGTTCGAAAAAACCCGCACGACCAAGTACGACCGGATGACGGCGCTGATGGCGGTGGCGGCGAAGGACGAAGTGACGCTGGATGCCGCGCAGACCGAGGAATACGACACGCTCGGCGCGGAGCTGAAAAGCATCGACGCGCATCTGATCCGCTTGCGCGACCTCGAGAAGGTGAACATCGCGGCCGCGGTGCCGGTGAAGCCGGTCACCGAGATCACGAAAAGCTCCGAGGTCCGGAGTGGCGTGCCGGTGATTCAAGTCCGCGCGAACGTGGAACCGGGCACCGGGTTCGTGCGCGTGGCGCAGGCGATTGGCGTCAGCCGCGGCAACTGGATGCAGGCGGCCGAGTATGCGAAGCGGTGGGATGACTCGACGCCAGAAGTGAGTCTCGCGCTGAAAGCGGCGGTCGCCGCCGGCACGACGACCGATGCGACCTGGGCCGGTCCGCTCGCACCGATTCGCCCGCTGGTGAACGAGTTTCTCGCCTATCTGCGGCCGGCGACGATCGTCGGCAAGATCACCGGGCTGCGCCAGGTGCCGTTCAACGTGAGCGTGCCGATTCAAACCGCGGGTGGCACGTATCAGTGGGTGGGGCAGGGCGCGCCGAAGCCCGTCGGCACACTGGCGTTCTCGACCATCACGCTGGCGATTACCAAGTGCGCTGGGATCATCGTGATTACCGACGAGCTCGCGCGCAATTCGTCGCCGGCGGCTGAAGCGGTGATTCGCGCCGACATGATTGCCGGGATCGCGCAGTTCCTCGATGCGACGTTCGTCGATTCGACGAAGGCACCGGTCTCGAACGTGTCGCCGGGCGGCATCACCAACGCCATCACCCCGATCACCAGCGCGGGCACGACGCCGTCGAATGCGCGCACCGATTTCCAGGCGCTCTTGAATGCGATGACCACCGCGAACATCTCGGTCGAGGGTGCGGTGCTGATCATGTCGCAGACGAACGCGGCGGTCTTGGCCTCGGCGCTCAATCCGCTCGGGCAACCGCTGTATCCGAGTCTCGGGCCGACCGGCGGGACCGCGATGGGGATCACCGTGATCACGTCGCAGACGGCCGGCGCGAACGTGATCCTCCTGCAGCCGTCCACGATTCTCTACGCCGACGATGGCGGGGTGACGATCGACGCGTCGGTCGAAGCCTCGGTGCAGATGGATACCGTGCTCGATTCGCCGCCGGTGGCGACGACCATTCTCACGAGTTTGTGGCAGAACAATCTCGTCGGCTTGCGGGCCGAGCGCTACATCAACTGGAAGCGGACGAGGGCGGCGGGCGTCCAGTGGACGAGCCAGACGTACGTGCTGTCATGAGTCCCGACACGCCGGTCACCGTCACCGCCCTGGTCTATCACACGATCGATCACGCCGACGCGCACGAGCCGGGCGCGGCCTACGACGTGAGCGATCCGGCGCTGCTCGAGACGCTCATCGCCATCGGGTTTGCGAAACCCACATCGATGCTGCCGCCGCCGGAGGCACCGCCGCTGTGACGCTGTTCGGGTTCACGATTACACGCACGAAGGCGACGCCGCCGCTGGCGCCGGTGGTCCCGTCGCGCGGGGCGGCCACCGGCACCGGTGGCTGGTATCCGATCGTGCGCGAATCGTACGCCGGGGCGTGGCAGCAGAACGTGACCGTGGCCCCGGATGCGGTGCTCAGTTACGGCGCCGTGTTCGCGTGCGTGACGACGATTGCGTCCGACATCTCGAAACTCCCGCTGCTGCTCGTCGCCAAAGATGACGACGGGGTGTGGCAGGAGATCGCCAATCCGGCGTTCACGCCGGTCCTGCGCCGGCCGAACCGCTATCAGACGCCGATGCAGTTCCTGCAGGCGTGGGTCATCGCCAAGCTGGTCAACGGGAATGCGTACATCCTGAAGGAACGCGATCAGCGCGGCGTGGTGACCGCGCTGTACGTGCTCGACCCGTGGCGGGTGTGGCCGTTGGTGGCGCCGGACGGGTCGGTCTATTACTCGGTCGGCCGCGACCCGTTGTCGCAGTTGCTGCCGGAGGAGCTCATCGCGACGAGCGGGCTGCCGGCGATTCCGGCCGACGAGATCATCCACGACCGGATGGTGCCGCTCTATCACCCGCTGGTCGGGGTGTCGCCGATCTTCGCGTGCGGCATGGCGGCGATGCAGGGGCTCGCCATTCAGACCAACAGCACGAAGTTCTTTCAGAACGGCTCGGCGCCGGGCGGGGTGCTGACGGCGCCGGGCTCGATCTCGGACGCGACCGCGACCCGGCTGAAGACCTACTGGGACGCGAACTATACCGGCGACAACGTCGGCAAAGTCGCGGTGCTGGGCGATGGGCTGAAGTACGAATCGCTGACCGTCTCGGCCGTCGACGCGCAGCTCATCGATCAACTGCGCTGGAGCGGCGAGGACGTCGCGCGGTGCTTCCACATGCCGGCGTACATGATTGGCATCGGGGCGCCACCCACGCACGTGGCGACGACCGAAGCCTTGCTCCAGCAGTACTACGCGCAGTGCCTGCAGGTCCTGATCACGTCGATCGAAACGTTGCTCGACGATGGGCTCGGGCTGACGCTGCCGATCAACGGGACGCAGTACGGCGCGCAGATCGACATCGACGACCTGATCTGGATGGATACCGGCACACGCACCAAAGCCGCGGCAGACGGGATCGGGTCGGGCGCGCTGTCGCCGGACGAGGCACGGGCGAAGTATTTCGGCCTCGGACCAGTCGCCGGCGGCGATACGCCGTACCTGCAGCAGCAGTATTTCAGCCTGGCGGCCTTGCAGGAACGGGATCAGGCACAGCCGTTCGCGAAACCGACCCCGGCCACGCCGGCCACGCCGGCGGTCACGCAGCCGCCGCGGGAGCTGAGTGCGGCTGAGCTGGGAGCGCGGGCGGTCGCGCGGGTCTACAAGGCGTGGGCGGCATGACCGCCGAGGACGTCGATGTGCTCGTGGATAGCCTCGTCCCGGCCTTACAACGGCTCCTGGCGCACGATCTCCTGGAGGTCAAGGGTCGGCTGGCGGCCCTCGAGACGACGCCGCCAGGACGCGATGGACGCGATGGACAGGCCGGTCGAGACGGGGCGCCGGGCGTGGCGGGGGCGGATGGGAAGGATGGCGTCGACGGGTTGAGTTTTGGCGATCTGACCGTGGAATCGGACGGCGAACGGACGATTACCGTGAAGGCGGTCCGGGGCGAGCTCGTCCGGACCGTGGGTGTGGTGACGTTCCCCGTCGCGATTTACCGCGGCGTGTGGCTCGAGGGGCACCCCTACGAGCCGGGGGATTCGGTGACCTGGGCCGGCTCGGAGTGGCATTGTCACATCGCGACGATGACCAAACCCGGCGACGGGTCGAAAGCCTGGACCTTGAAAGTCAAACGCGGCCGCGATGGCCGGGACGCCCGCTGATGGCCGACTGGTTCGAATTCACGTTCTCCAATGCGATCGTCGCCCCGCCGACGAGCAGCCAGATCCGCCTGAACGCCACCGATGCCTGGAACGCCACCAAGGTCTGGGTCCGGCTGATCACCACGGACGGCATCGATGCG